CCAGCGGTGTGGTCCACAAATAAGTACGCCCAACTTCCCCTTCTTGATGTCCCTACACCTCTATCAACTCGTGCCCACGATAACCTCGTAGACATGCTCAATGATATATGTAAGGAAACCAAGAAAAACGTGGCTGATCCCATAGCCGAGGCTTTGAACGAAATTTTAAATCGTTCAAAATCTTGGTTAGACGAACATCCACGCATTGCGTACGCGATCCGAATTGCTGCCATCGCATCTGCCTTTGCCCTGCCCGCCATCCTCGCCCTCCGATTGTATGCTAGTAATCTTCCTAAAGATGAGTCGAAACCTGAGACCGACGAACGTAGCGACGCTCGCGCCGCTGCTTCTAAACGTCAAAAGTTTCGAGCTGAAGCCACATTGCCTAATACACGAATGAAAGTTCCTGAGCAATGGCGTGCTACAGCATCCCATCCTGAAGCTAGTGATCCCTCTGCCGTAGACATGATGTACAAGCGCATTGCCCCCAACAGTGTGCGCGTCACCGTGACTGCCCCATCTGGTATTACTAGTACTGCATGTGGATTTATGTGTGGAGGTACCGCCATGCTTGCACCTCACCATCTGTTCTGCAAACCTGACGGATCTCCCATTGATTCCTCATACAAGATTACTATCTTACTCCCCACCAACGTTACTCATACTGACCAATTCGACCCGACTCGATTCACCAGCCTGACCAACAACAACGCTACCCGAAAGGATGTGTGTATGTATTTGTTTACTAACAGAGTTCAGTCCTTTAAAGACTCTATGGACCATTTTGTCCGCGAGCGAGACCTCCAATACTGTCAAAGTTTTGAAGCGTCGCTCGTTGGCATGTCATCTCCATCCACCGAACTCCCTATCCCAAATATAAACCACCTCCGAGTACGGCCCATTTCCCGACCCGTAGACTATTTCCTGCCTGCCCAGTCACGTAAAGACGGTTACACGTTAATTACTGGCTGGGAATATCCAATCGCATCTCGTCCTGGTATGTGTGGTTCTATAGTTGTTTGTCACGACACCAAAATGACAAATAAACTTGTAGCCATGCACGTTGCTGGATCGAATGAAAAGAATCTTGGCCAAGCTGAAATAATTACTTATGAAGCCGTCAAGCGTGCTTTCGATTCATTCCCCTCCAACGCGCATGCTACTTATGGAACCGCCCCTATCCCGGACCTACACGATTTCGAACGCGCCAAAGTAACGCTTGAAGGAAATTTCACCCCTGTGGGTGTATTGCCCCCGAAACTTTGCCCCCGCGCGCCCGATAAGACAGATATAGTCCCATCACCGTTATTCGACATGATTTACCCGCATTCTTCTGAACCTGCCGCCCTATCTCCGAACGACCCTCGATTGATAACCAAGACGTCTATGATCGTGAAAGGTAATGAGAAATTTGGTCGACCTGCTTCTGCTCTCAACCCAGAGAAACTCAAGTTAGCTGTCGATCATGTTAAACACATTATCCTCTCCACCTTCGCCGATGCCCCCCGTTTTATACCAACAGAACACGAAGTTCTTAATGGTGTAGATCATCTCCACCACTCCGAACCAATGAACTTTGATACATCACCTGGGTATCCGTACGTCTTGGAACGCCCACCTCGTTCAAAAGGGAAGAGTTATCTTTTCTCTGGCGAACCCGGTGAGCGTGCCATCGATCATCCACTCCTCCGACACCGCGTCGATCTCCGTGAAGCCGAAGCTTTGCAAGGACGCCGCATTGAATCACTATGGATTACTTGTCTGAAAGATGAACGTCGAC